GCTTATTTTAATGCCCTGCTCTTCTCCTTTATGGATACGCAATCGTCGTTATTTTGACAAGAAGAATCCTTGTCGCAATGGCTCTGACGTTGCTAAGTCTGCTTTAGCCCTTCGCCCTTGGGATGTCGCTCGTCAGTGGCTTTTAGTTCCATGCGGCAAGTGTGAAGAGTGCTTGCGCCGTCAGCGCAATAACTGGTTCGTTCGCTTGGAACGCGAGCTTGCTCGCTGTAAGGCTGAGTCTCAACAGGCTATTTTTATCACGATAACCATATCCCCTAAGTATTACAATGAAGCGCTGCGAGACCCCTCCAGATTCATCCGGCGATGGAATGAGCGAGTTCGACACCGCCTTGGTCACTCCTTTAAGCATGCATTTTTCCAGGAGTTTGGCACTCACCCTGAAACAGGATCGGCGCCGCGTCTTCACTTCCATGGCTTTCTTTTTGGCACCAACTGTCTTTATAACGAAATTAGATCAGCTGTCCGTGATTTAGGCTTCGTTTGGCTTGCGAAAGGCACGCACAAGCGTGCACGATACGTTGTCAAATATGTTACTAAGCAAATTTATTTCGATCCTGCAGAAATATTGAATCAAAATGTCATTTTAGATGGAAAACTTACGTCTTTATCTTGTCTCCTCCAACATCGCCGTTATACGCGAAAATTCGTATCTGCTGGCGTTGGTGATTTTCTTGGTTATATGCCTCGTCCTTCTACTCGTACTTCGACGTGGTCTTATTATGATTTTGAGAAGCGTATCAATTACAATTACGCGATCCCTCGATACTATCTTAGATATCTTAAACAAGAAGACGAAATTTCACGTTCGATTATCGCTGCTGATTCTTACGCACGTTTTAGCAAGTCTCCTTTGGTTAAGCGTATTGTTTCTTTGTGTGTTGAACGGTTCAATCTCAAATCCTCCGTATCCCGTAGAGAGGCATACACGTGGGAACAGAAACAGATGATGCGCTTTTCTGCCTCCTCTCGCGAGATGCCCGATTTTGACCCTCCTACTTGGTTAGATTTGGATATTCTCCAATTCTGGCAAGATCATTACAAACTTCAACTAATTATTTAATTTATGGGAAAACAACCTTTTATTTCTCACGCCGTTAATGGCTACTCTCGCTACGATGTCCCTGAGAGCAAGGCCTTTACGTGTACGCCGGGTATTTTATATCCGGTGCGAATCGATTTTATTAATGCTCGAGACCGTGTTTCTATTGAACAAGGCATTGATGTTCGCAGTAACCCTCTTGCTGTTCCGACGTTCAATCCCTATACTGTTCGGCTTCACCGTTTTTGGGTGCCGATTCAGTTGTATCATCCCGAGATGAGGACGAATAGTAGTAAGTTTGATATGAACGACTTGAGCCTTAATTTTATTACGGCATCGTCGACAGACTCTTATACTTTTACGACCAACAATATGCCTTATTCCAATTCATTGCTTCGTTGGCTGCGTGTCGTTCCCGCGGGTATTCCAGTCGTTACGTCTTCAGATCATCCTGTCTCTCCTAATCTTTCGGCGGCTCAGCTTTCTTTCCCTGTTTCTTGGTGTAACGCGGATACTTATTTAGCCTATTGGGATATCGTCCGCAACTATTACAGTTATTCACAGTGGGGCCTTTATTCTTTTGCTTGGCCATCGTCTTGGTATTCTATCTCAAATTCTTCGGGTTCATACCCCAACCTTTTTCAGTTTGCTGAAGAGAGTTCTTTTTTTACGCAGCGTTTTGGAAATCTCGAATATCTCGATGCCTTTTTTGAGAGTCAGTTTTACCCGGCTGCAGTTTCCTCGAACAATAACACCTATAATCGTGGTAATTTGTACTTTCAGATACTCTTTTCCGATCTTGGCGCTACGGCCGCCGCGTCTTCGAATGGGTATCCTGTTTCAAAAACTTATCCCGGTAACGGCGTTTTGACAGAGGCTGGCCCCGCTGGTCAACTTTCTACCGATGCTGCTGACTCGCGTATTACGTCTCTCGGCGCTTTCCTTGTTGCCCACCCTATGGCGGTTGTTCCTTCCAATCCCGATCGTTACAGTCGTTTATTGCCTACTGGCTCTAATTCTGCTGTTTCGATGACAGGAGTAAACACTATTCCGCAGTTGGCCATTGCTTCTCGTCTTCAGGAATACAAGGACCTTCTCGGCGCTGGAGGCAGCCGTTATAGTGATTGGCTTGAGACGTTTTTCGCCTCTAAAATTGAACATGTTGATCGCCCGAAGCTTCTCTTTAGTGCTTCTCAGACTGTCAACGTGCAGATTGTTATGAATCAAGCTGGACAAAATAACTTCACCGGTCCGAGCGTTAATGGTCCTCTGGGACAGCAGGGTGGCGCTATTGCTTTTAACGATCGATTAGGTCGTCGACAGTCTTACTATTTTCGTGAGCCCGGTTATATGATTGATATGTTGAGTATACGACCTATCTATTACTGGGCTGGTGTTTACCCCGATTATCTGCATTATACTGGTTCTGACTATTTTAACCCCATTTATAATGATATTGGTTATCAGGATGTTCCGTCTTTCCAGTTTGGTTTAGGGTCGTCGATTTCCATCGACACGGTCGCTCAGGAGCCATGCTTCAATGAATTTAGGTCATCCTATGATGAAGTTTTAGGCCAGCTTTCCCGTTTTCAGTCTTCCGACACGAAGATTCCGCTTTATGCTTATTGGGTACAGCAGCGCGTCTTGTCGCAAAGTTATAATACGTACTACGCTAACCTGTTTGTTAACATTGGACAGGTGAATTCGGCGTTTGCCTCGCGCGTTGAGGATAACTTTTTTGTGAATCTCTCGTATGCTGTTCAGAAGAAGAATTTAGTGAACAAGACGTTTGCTACCCGTTTGTCTAATCGTTAATACTACAGTCTTATGGCACTTGATTGGTTATTAGAAGACGCCCCCGCATATATTTCTCGCGGGCAGCGCATTCTTTCCGTTCTCGACGGTTCTGGCTCTGTCGACGTTCTCCCTGGTCGTCCAGATGTGACGGCTGAGCCTTCCGATTTTGAAAAGGGAGAGAAATTTAACCCTGAGATTGATTTTGATCCCAACTCCTTCTCTCGTATGGATAAGTTCGACGGTCTCGAGGTTGGTCAGGAACTTATTGATTCACAGCTTGATAAGTCAAAGCCTGCTTCAAAATCAACCGACTCTGAAGAAAAATAGTATATCCTTTACTTGACGATATATGCTACGTGCGCGGACCCCTTTTGCAAGAGTCCGTGAATTGCTGAAGGTTATTGGTAACGACTGCAGGAGAGGCCGCGCATTTTTCTATCGTTCTTTAATTTTTTAAATTTATGTCAGACGTTAAGCCCCCTTTTTACAAGTCGAAAGCTTTTTGGACGCTCGTTTCTTCTATTGTTGCTGCTTTGGCCGCCTTTTTCTTGTCGTCATGTGCTGCTCAGGCTAGGATGCAACGTAGTGGCGTTCACATTGATACAGTACGCGTTGATTACATCATTCGTTCTAACAATTTAACTCACGTATAGTATGCCTGCCCCTATTGCTGCCGCCGCCGCTACTACTTCTTTTGGTCGCGCCCTTGGCGAATCCGCTGCTTCTACTGGCACTACCGGTTTGATAAACGGTTTTTTAGGCCAACTTTTTGGTGGCATGAACGCTCGTCGTCAGTGGAGATTTCAGCAAAAACAGATGGCTCTCCAGCAAAGATATGCCCTCGAGCAGATGCAGAAGCAATCTGAACTTTCTTATGCTAATTGGCAGAAACAATTTGACTACGAAAACGCCTACAATGATCCCTCGAAGGTCTTTGATCGTTACTCGAAGGCTGGTGTAACCCCCGCTGCCGTTCTAGGCTCTTCAGGTGTTGGTGTGAGTGCTACTATGTCCGGCGGTTCTGCCCCTATGCCTTCCGCCTCCGGCCCTTCGGGTAGTTCTCCTATTGCTCCTGGCGGTTTTGCAGCCACCGATCCTACCGCTATTGCGCAAAATATGATGGCTCGCTCTTCGGTTAACCGTAACGATGCTGCTGCTAATCGTGATAACGCTGAGGCTGACCTTATGAGAGGCAACACTCATAGCGCAGACTGGCGAAAGGAGATGGATGAGTTAGAGAAGAAGTCTTTAGAGCATAATATCGATAATGTTTCCGAATTGATCCGTCTCAATCGTGCTTTGGCTGATATCCATGCCGCCGATGCTGAATATGCTGATCTTATGGCTACGTATAAGTTTCAAGATTACGTTGCCATGTATTCGAAACATGTTGAAGAGGCGAATCAGGTCAAGAAGTATAACGACAAATACTTTGATGCTGTTTACGCTGCTCAGATTGTTCGGGATTTTGCTGCCGCCTATGAATCTGCCGCTTCCGGTGATGTCTTAGATGTTGAGTCTGAGATACGTAAGGTTAACTTAGCTGATCTTCGCGAGTGGTTCGATCTTAATTGGGACTCGGTGATCGATGTTCCGGAAGTTAATGAAAAAGGTAAACCTACTGGCAGGACAACAAAGATGACAGGTCGTCAGATTCACCAGAAACTTATGGGTCTCGCCGCTTCAGAAGGTGAACAAGATCTTTCGGGTCGCTGGTTTCAAAATCGATCTAGCAAAAATGCTTTTGGTTATAGCATGGCGAGAACTGCCTTGGTTGGCGCTATTGCTGTCGCCGGCGCTGCTACAACTAAACGTCCTACTCCTGTTGATTATGATGAAAGTAGGGAAATTTTTGGCAAAGATGGCAGGTACGCTGGCACTACGAAATCTAGTCGTCGTTATGTAAGGTGAAATCGACTAACTTTTTCGACTTCTAGAACTTTGCTATTTATTCTTCCTGTCTTATATTTGCACTGTAAACCAATAACCACACTACCATGAAAACATCTAGTGAAAGTATTAGGGTCAACGAGTTGTTGATCGACGTTGTAGAGTATGCTTTCCTCGAGTGGCTTGTTCGTCGAGGGGTATTTTCTGCTTTTAAGGAGAATTACGAGCACGACTTTGCACCTTGCAGGAGTTTTCGCGATCGCCTGCGCTCTCACGTTCGGCGTACTCTTTACGTTTCCCGCTTTGGCCCGAGCCGCCTTATTTCCTCCGCGTTCCTGTTTTGCTCGACACCTGAAGGTGTTGATTTTTGGCGCAAACAGTCTGCTGCCTGGGAACGTTTTTGCGCCGATCTTCAAGTAAGACTTTAAACCTCGTTATTATGACACAGATTCATGTTGTTATTCGCCGAATTAACCCGGCTCTTAAAATTGACCTTGTCCAAGTAGGTCACGTCAAAGACGGCCAGTTTGTTTCTATCCCTTTTGACGCTATTGCGAATTCTCCCGTTGCTTCCTATCTAAAGAATTCGGATATTAGCGATTCTCTCTACGTCGGTCACTCGGAAATCTCTGACCTTATTAGTACCTGCAGTACTCTCCCCGACTTTAGTATCGAGTTTTTCGATAATACCATCGTTCTTATGTTTAATCTTGAGCTTGATTGCGATGAAAGCACGACGAAAAAAAAAGGGAAAAGGAACTAAAGTCGTAACTCGCCCGCTTGGAGGTAGAGTTCTTTAGGCCGTTGACTCCCAGGGGAGTCGCTCTCCCCTGGGATTTTTTTTACTCTCAAACTCACCGAATTTATTCGGTATACAGATCGTGAAGCGAAGCCATGGAGCTCGAAGACGCGAAGCGTCCCGGCCGTTAAGGCCGTCGAGCGGCGTAGCGAAACAGTTTTCGCGCTCGAAAGTACCGTCTTTCGAAGCGCAAAGTATTACTTTTTTGATTATGGATTATTACGACTTCCGCCCCAGGTTTTCCCCCGTCATCAATAGCACTCCTTATCGCTATTCTATTGGCGCATATAGAGGTAGAAAGCGAGTTATTATCGCTTGGTTTGCCGATGCGACTCCAGCAAATGACTATCTTATTCGCTGTCGCCTTGATCATCCTAGGATTAGATTTGATTGTCTTCAAAGCTTATTTTAATGCCCTGCTCTTCTCCTTTATGGATACGCAATCGTCGTTATTTTGACAAGAAGAATCCTTGTCGCAATGGCTCTGACGTTGCTAAGTCTGCTTTAGCCCTTCGCCCTTGG